GTTTTTGTGATAAATTTAAAATTTGACCATCTACTAACCTATATATAGGGGTAGCATCTGTATCATCTACAGTTAATTGTAACCATTCTTTTAATCTATGAGCACCCGGCTGATGATAGTTTTGATATCCCTGACTTGGATCAAATAAATCTGCATCATCCTGCTCTGTAATAACCTCACTAACTACCTTAACTCCAATAAATTCTTCGCCTGATCCAGTAATTGTTACCTCTTGTTCGTGAAAAGCATGAACTATTCCATTTACGTGAATTTTACCTGCCTCAATAATCACATCTCCTGGGAAACTTTCTGGTAAAACTACACCACAACCATCAACAATTGATCCATCTCTCATAATAGTATTACTAAGTCTACCTAGCAAATCTTTTAGCATTGATTGAACTTGAGTAAATTCTCTAGCTTGAGCTACACGACCAGGTAATGCTAATAGTTGTGTGTATTGCTTTTCTTTATTATAATCATCAAAATATGGATATTGATTTAAATCAGTCACTTATACCACTCCCCTTAAAACTCTATTATTAAAGAAATATTTTCTCTTTGATCAATAGCTCTGTTTACTGCTGTCCTATTTTCAACTATTTCCAAAATACCATCATTAATAACTTCTTCTGGTAATAATGCTTTTTGTCCTACTAGAACAGCCTCTATAGGCGTTAAATCAGTTACTACTCCAACCTGCCTGAAACTTTGTAAAGGCAATTCATCGTAAGATATCAGACCTTGTACATAAACTAAATTTGATCCTTCTGCAATCGATCCAAATTCTACTACTGTATCAACTGCATAACTTTCTGAAGCATCTTCTACTGTTGTAATAATATTAGTAAGATTGTCAAATGAATCAACTGTATAAATATCTTGCTTATTTATTCGAATTTTATCACCTGATTCAATAGCAGTAGTCGGACAAGCTTTTAACTCTAACTCATTAGTATCTACAGTAAATTCACTATTTAATAAACAAAACTCATATCCTGCTTTTATTTTTTTATAAATATTTCCTTTATGAACTACGTCCCCATCTTCATCAGGAATTAACATATACATTAAATCTATTTTTTTATATCCAATAATTTCCTCTATTTTAGTACTTTCGTCTGGTACTGGAGGAACTAATTCATTATCCCAAGCAGAAGTTCTGCCAATAACAAAATAAGTATTATCAGCTTTATTATAAAAATCTAATGCCCTTGATACATGACCATCTAAAGTAATAATATTATTCAAGTAAACCCCTCCTTAAGATAATTCTTTAATTCCTGTAATTATCATATCTCCCACTATATCAAAATCTTCACTAATACTAGTAGATTTTTTACCTTTAATAATTAAGCGTGTGATTCCTTCTGTTTCAATATAACCGTAAGCTGGTGTAGTATATAACTCTGTTTGCCCTACTACATAATTTGTTACATAAGCTCCCCCGTCTGTTATACTCGGAAATCCTATAACGATTCTATACTCATAAACTGTATTATCTGACAATCCTGTCACAACTTCATCAAAACTATAAGTTGAACCCCATAAAACTTCAGGGTCTTCTTCATAATAATTTGTAGCTAACCACTTACTATCTCCTAGTTTACGATAATTAAAGAAAATTAGTCTATAATTTTCTCCTGTAATTATTTGCAAATCTGTTGATAATATATCCATAAATTGCCCAAAGTCAATATAATTCATATCATAAACCATAGTCCAGTAAACTCTCATACCTGCTGGTATAACCCACTTCATTAATTCTCTCAATAATCTAGTTATTTCTGGAGCATAAATGTCAAATGTGGCATTATTATAGTACCAATCAATTGGTGGATTGCCAGGTAAATTCTCTGTTGGTACTGCCGTAGCTGAAGGATACGCATAGGTTGTAGAATAATCTGATGAATAGAATCCATGTAGATTATTACCCCAACGGAAAAGCCACCTGCGTGGCAAGGTTATTTTGTTTGTGTCCTCTGAAACACTAGGGTCGAATAGGTAACTATAATATTTTTCTTCATCTGGAACTTCGTCTTCTTTTTCCTGTATAGCAGCTATTCTAGCTACCAGTTTTAATGCGACTTCGGTACCTCTTCTTCTGTAAGCATCTAATAAATATTTCATTATAAACCGATTTGCTCTGCTCGATATAGTATAATTATATTCATAACCAATAAGTGATCCTAAAAACGGCAAAAACTTAACAGGACATTTGTCTACATCAACTAAATCGTTAAAACTATCGATGTGGGGTCTTATTTCTGTTAAAAATCCAGCAAGTAGTTTTATTAAAACATCATAATCTACATTGATTTGATAACCGTCAGGAAAGTATTTTTTTACTATATTGTAACTTTCTTCGGTATAAAATTCTTCCACTGTCATTTAACCACCTACTTCATCTTCATATAATATCTCTAACGTAATAGTGTTTAGTTTAGGCAACTCATTTGACCGTAGCACAATATCGTCTAGCGGATTTTTTATAATCTGTGTAATTGAATCTTCTTTCACGTATTCATAATCAGCTACTGGTGCTCCAGTTGGAGTAGATTGTAGAGTAAATTCAAATTCACCTGTTTCGTAATCTATAATATTACTCTGACCCCCAGCCAGAATACCACTTATCAAAGTTCCGTTGCCGTTATCCTGTATAATAAAACCATCTATTTTAATTTTTATTGAATATGGCACAACTGGGGTATTTAAAAATGTTCCAGAATGTGATTTAGTGGCTAAAGCCCCAAGAACCTCATTTTCAATCTCTACCGCAGAGGGTTCAATTTTCCATCCGTCTATGCTATTTAATTCGACATACCCGACTGTATCGTGCGAATCATGGATTAACGATATTATTTTTGACAGCCTTATATGTTCATAAAATTGAGCTTTTGTATACGCATATATATTTAATAACTTGGTTTCTATTAAAGCCTGTATATCCCCTTTAGCATAATTTCGGCTTTTTATAACAACTTTAGCATCTATATTAAAATTAATATAAACAGGATCAATTATAACTACATCTAAAGCAACCAACTTTCTTTCTTCTAGTAAATCTAATAAGTTATTTTTTAAGTAAGTAGATGCCACTCCGCCAATTTCTGGAACTAAACAAATTTCTACAGTAGACGGTGTGGTATAAAACCCGTAATGATCAGACCAGTCAATAGCATTAACTAAACGGATACCTTGAATAGTTTCTGATAAAACAATGAAATCTCTCAGAGTAACGGCTGTCCACATAGTTTGTACTACCCTAGGTGCTTGATAAACAGCCTCCCTGACAGTTTCTGGATTTGAACCCCCAGAAGCGTTTTCTGTATTAACAACTGACAATAAATTAGTTACGTTGTCGCCATTAGAATTGTAGATTAAAGACTGGTAAAGTTCATTAATTTCCCCAGCTTTTGCAGTACCTTCCACACCAGATGAAATTAAGTATTTAACAAAAATTTCAGTTGTATTAGCTACGCTTACATGATTTTTCCAATCAGGCATAAAATTAATCCAACTATAACCATCTTTGTCATCTACTACAGAAAAATACAAACCCCCAGTCCCTAACATAAAAATGTCGGGAACTTCAGTTAACTCAACACCTTCTCCAACATTAATTACAATTTCAACCGATTCTTCAGCTATAGCCAAATCAGGTAATTTGTAACTAAATCTTTCTATATTTTCTACTTTGAATTGACTTGTTCTTAATACTCCTTCTTTAACATTTACATTTATTGATGTCGAACCACTTTGTAAAACAATTTCTTCCATAGTATTGAATTGACGCTCAAATTGAGTGCCTTTATTAGCAATTAATCCAGTATATTTTGGAATTAAAATATCATACTCATGAGCTTCTTCTAAAGTTATTAATACATTACATATTGAAGATCTATAGTAATACATTTTATACCCAACTAGGGATAAGATTGACTTTGCATTTTTTCTTTGTTCAACAGTACTTAAATAATTTTCTAAAGCTTGTTTATCTAAATAGTAACACAGCATATCAGCCAGACCTGCAGCTATTTCTAAATAAGCCATACCTGGTTCTGATTCATTAAAATCTGTCCAGCCGTCTGTGATTTGGGGAATCATGGCAACAATTCTATTTCGTATAGACTCGTAATCTTTTTCTGTATAAGAATTTGAAAAAATGGTATTCTCTGACATCTTATTTTCCCCCAATCTGCATAGGTTCTCTTACGAAAGGATAGACATAACTTCCATAAATATTGCTATTTCTTAAAACATATTCGATTTTAATATTTACTACACTATTATCAATGTCTTCTGGATTAGCTAAAACGCTGATTTTTATTAGCTTTATCCTTTTCTCCCATTTTCTGATTGCATCAGTTATGTAAACTCTTATAATATCGTGTAACAGCGCATCGTTTGGAGAAAACACCAGTTTATATAAATCTGAACCATAACTTCTCATAAATCCTCTTTCCCCTACTCTCGTGTACAAGATATCATGAATACTTTGGTTAATTCTTTCAATACCACTGTTAGTATCTACTGTTCCTGTGTTGGGTGAAAATATCCTTTTAAATTTTATGCCCCGACCAATAACAGCATCTAATTCTAATGGTAGTTGTTCATATTTGAAAGAAGGATTAAACTCTTCTCCTGTGCTCATAAAATCACTCCTAACTTAGGCTAAGAATCCTTTGTAACCTTTTAGGCTTGGGTAGTCAGGAATTCGTAAAACTGTTCCTGCTTCTATTTTGAAAGGGTCAAGAAGGTTGTTGGCGGTTGCAATAACCCACCACAACCCCTCGTGTCTATAATATTTGTAAGCTATAGAATCTAGTGCATCTTCTTCTCCTGCAGAAACTTGATGAAAAAGGTCATTTGGTTTTACAGGAATTTCTATTTTTTCTGCCGTTTCTATTATTTTTCTATTGTTATTATCGGTGAACCTATACAGGTAACGATATCTGCTAGTAGGATAATTAGTTTTTCTTACTTTCTCAAACGTTATAGTCAAATTTATCATTCCTTCTCTGTAAGTTTATTAGCTATTTACAAATACGTTAGGAGATCCTTGAACCATAGTTGAATCACAATCAATTGAATCTCCTACTCGACATTGCTTCAATAAGTTTGTAAAAACGTTAGGAGAACCAGATGAAGCATTTCCCCCATGACTGCCATGATCTGGACAGCTATGTACTTCCCAGTCATCTGTTAACCTATGAGCAGGTAATAAATTTATAAAAACGTCTGGACTACCTTCAACTGAAGGTCTGGACGGAAATCATGGTCCATGTCCGCTACACACATCAGTCTTCCTAACTGCTGGTGGCATAGTTATCCCTCCACTATAAATGTTTCGTCCTTTGCATCTTCCCACTGTTGGGGTAAACTACCTGCTACGTAAGGCTCGCAAGCACCACCCGATGTATCGTTAAGGTGTATATTTGCCCCTCTAATATAAATATTAGATAAAGATTCTAATCTTATGCCAGAGTTTGCAAACATATTTAATTCTCCTTCGGTATGCATCTCAATTTTCTCATTAGCTTGTACTTTAAGTTTTCCTTCAGTAAATATCTCTACTCCATCAGGACTAATAACAACCTTTGATTTTTCACTGCCACCTTGCCCAATAGATAATGTCATAGTAGATCCATCAGCATCTCCTACTACAACAACCCGATTACCAGAACCGTTTTGTTCTGCAACTTGTGTAAAACTAACACCATCTTCGTATGAACAATAAATAGTTCCACAATCCCTGTTTAGTTCTGGATCTCTGGAAAATAACTCTGCTTTATCTTTACCATTTTCGGCTGTAAGTCTTAGTATTTGATGATCTATATCTTTTAATAATATAACTGCTTTTCCTTCATAAACTTCCGAATCATTTGAATGGAGTGTATCTTCCTTATAAGCAGTTCTAATAACTCTTCTTTCTTTATTTTTATCGTTTGCACCTTTAGTCATTGGAGAAACAAATTTTAATGTTTGTCCTGCTCTATCTGTTATTGTAAAGGATTCCTTTTCGTCAGTATCGTCTGCTACTATTGAATGTCCTTTTACTGATTTATATAAAACCTGTCTGGTTATATCTTCTGTGGTTTCTCTACTTGTTCCGTCTAGCTCATAAACTTCTTTAGGACAAGAACCATCCGACCCAGCATAATACGGAGACATTTCGTGATTCATAAAATCAGGGTGATCCTGATTTATTTTCCTAGGGGCATCATCGATATGCCCGTACATTTTATCTTCTCCGCCTTCTTTATAGGGGATACCTCCAAAATATATGGGTCTATCTGGGTCTCCTGCTTCAAAGGATACCCACACATAAGTACCTACATGAGGTACCATATGCTGACCGTAATCATAACCTGCACAGCTAAAATCTCCTGGCATAGCCCAAGGAAGTTCCGAAGTATGCAAAAATCTCTCTGGATCACCACCCTCTTGTGGTAGAAACCCGTGCATTTGTGGTATGCGAACCCTAACTCTACCCTGCTTCCTTGGATCTCTTGTTAGTTCTACCCTTGCCCTATAAAACCCTGGAAATGGATTTTGAGAGTCAATTCTTATATACCTTTTATCGTCTACGGATTGGCTTGGTTTTTTCATTACCATAATAACTATTTCCTCCCTTTATAACCACTCTTGAAACTTTTATCTTCGAAACTTGTACCACTCGAAGTGTCATCGTTAGGTCCATAAGCTTTATCCCCATAAGGATTGAATGGATTTTTGCCACCAGAACTGTCGAAGGCTTTAATAACCCGACCAGGTTGTTCTACAAGTGCTTGGACAGGTTGTCTCCATAAGTCTAATGTGGTTGTCCAAACCCCTCCACTTATATTCTGTGTAATATTCATGATCATATATATACCCGTGGTATGGTGAGGAACACCAGACGGAGTTAACACATTGACAATCACAAGTTTAAAAACATCTAGATCAGGATCTCCTAATGTTACCATAGTAGCGGTAACATTTGACCGTATACTTCTTCCCCACAAAAAATTAGCTTTATTTTTTAACATCTCAAGGTTTCCAGATGAAACATTTAAAAGTCTTGTTGCACCAGTTGATTCAAAATGGGTTTCTTCACCGACTACCAATCTTTTTTGTGGATTAGTATCTTTGTCTTGCTGTATAATTATTGGTTCATGGGTTTCTTCATCAAAAGCCAGTGCTTCAATGGTTCCGCCACCACACATCATCATTGCCGTGTCTACTTTTGCAGTAAATGAAATAGCTTCATCTGTTCCGTCTTTTGCAAACGGATATGTATACTCTCTAATAGGTTCTTCTTCTTCAACTATTTCTTCACGAGACGTAATAACAGCTTCTGGATTTTCTGGGGTATCTTTTACATTTATAACAAAATTTGCTTCAAGATCTTTATGTGCCCGTGAAGCTTCGAGCAAAGCATTAGTTGCAGCAGTAAAAGCCTGTTCATTTTTAACATGCACCGATGGATGGGAATCAATTTCATTACCATCAGCATCATCTCCCTTTATCCAAATAGGATCTGTTGCCTCAAATGCGTATGATTCACTTACCTTATAAATCTCACTTTTTTCAATTATTTCTTCATTAATTTCATGTTGTTCTTTTATATTATTCTCGTTTGTATTGGCAGCATAAGTAATAGGGTTGTAATCAAGCCCTGTTGTAAGGGTAAGAGTTAATCTTGCACCGCCTGGAGTTAATTCAAAATCGTAACTCTGAACGGATAAAGTATAAACTTCTGATTTTATATCAGTTTCAGAATACCCAAACCTAAACGATATTTGGGGCGGATATTGACTTGTATTGTGTAAAGCAAATTCAACATCTATTGCGGTCTGGTCAAATAACAAAGCTGTTCCACTGCCCAAGTTATGCATATCGGCAGCTGCAGCATGCGTATAAGAAAAATCCATAAGGTGTTCGGGGGGAATTGGAGTTAAATTGTAACCATTTACATCCATTTCCACATAAGCAAAATAAGGTGTTGGTGGGTTTGGCATGTTATCCGACCTCCTTTCCAGTCGCCTGCCGTCCAGGCTAGAAACTCAATAAAATAGAAAAAA